TGCGAGTTGAGCGAGAATAAATAAGAGAACTATGAGCGAAGAGAGTAACAAGATACCATTGCCAGGAGCGATGGACCCGCAACCACGGAAGCCTGACTTTCTGCAAGGTGACGATTGGTTTGAGACGCAAGTCGATGATGATTTTCTCGACTTCGACAAGCCTTACCGACCGCCAAGATATACGCTGGAGCGCAACGACGTGGCCTTTGCCGACGTGGGCGAGATTCACATCGTCAGCGGCAAGCCGGGCAACGGCAAGACGGGTCTCATGGCGCAACTCATTGCGGCGACGCTGGGCGGGCAGTTCGGCAAGACCATTGCCCGCAAGGTAGGCCACAAGGTGAACGGTGCCGAGGGCTTCCAGGAGGTGCCGACGTGCATCCTCTATGTCGATACGGAACAGGGCGAAGACGACACCATCGGATTCAAGAACCGCATCCTGTCGATGTCGGGCGTGCCCAAGGACGTAGCGAAGCAGCACCTGAAGATACTCCGACTGCGCGACACGGAACTGGCTCTCGACCGATGGAAGAAGATACTAAAGGCGATATGGCAGGTGCAACCGACCGACATATTCCTGGACGGTATGCTCGACATCGTGGAGGACTACAACGACCAGAAGGAGTGCCAGCCGATTATCCGCAAGTGCATGATGCTTGCCACCCACTACGACGCGTCGCTCTGGGCCGTGCTGCACGAGAACCCGATGGTTGACAAACTGGTGGGCACGCTCGGAAGCATCACCCAGCGCAAGGTGTCGGAGATTTTTACGGTTATCAAGGTGAAGCAAAGCGAACTGAAGGAGCACGACCGCAATCCGAAACTGCCACCCATCTACTTCCGGGTGAAGCAGAACAAGGCGCGTGGCAAGGATGTGGAAGACTGGTACTTCCATTATGTCAGCGCGGACGGCGGTTGGGGTCAGCCCGTGGAGATCGACGACGAAGCGGCTCCGCAAGTAGCGGCGAAGGTACAGGACGTGCAAGATGTCATGCTGAAGGCCGTCGTGAAGTGCCTGCTGGAGTTCATGTCGCCGCCCATGAGCGAATACTTCACCAACATCGTGAAGGAACTGAAACGGCGTATGCACATAGGCGAGACGAAGGCGAAGGAATACTTCAACGAGGCCAATTCCCGTGGCGTGTTCCACCTGCCTGTCAATGGACGTTACACGCTTGACACCCAGCAATGTGATGCAATACTCAATGACTTACCATTCGCTCCGATGAGCGAGTAAAATCAATTAAAATCAAGGAACTATGGCAAAAATGAACGAAAAACAAGAGAAAATCTTTCAGCACGCGGCAAACGTGCAGAGTGCAATCGAAGACATGCTGACCAATGAGGACAGCGACTTCTACGTGAATCTGGCCGAAGAGGATGACGGCGACATTACTTCATTCCTCACAGGCATGTGTATTGCGCACTTGCAAGTGCTTATGAAGTTATGCCACATCAAGGGCAACTATCTTGACGGCATCCACATAGAGAACCGTCTGATTGTGCAGTACCTGATGAAATATGGAGAAATCGAAAAGTAACCCCTATTATTAACATCGAGAAACTATGACACGAAACGAATTTATTCACAAGGCAATGCTCCAGATGACGGGCAACGGCAAGATATTCTCTGCCAACATCCACTCACGGCAAAAGGAGATTGACGATATAAGACAAGCTGCCGTGGCTCTGGCCGACGCAGCGCAAGAGACAGCACCATTCGACGAGTGAAACCCCGAAACCCTCAGAAACCCCTCGCGCACGCACACACGCGCACGTTATGGTTTTACACCTATAGCAAACCCCCCGAAACCCCCAAACCCTGTATATAGGTATAAATATTATATACCTATATACAGGGTATTGGGGAGTATTCTTGGGGATTTGCGTAGGGCCGACCCGAGGGTTTGCGACATTCAGACAACCGACCCTATAGCAAACCGCTTTGGTTTAGTATAGCAAACCGCTGCGCTTTAGTATAGTAAATCAAAGCGGCAAAATATACCCTAACATTCAGACCTATGCCAAAGATACCAGACGAAATCGTTAAGCGCATACAGGACATCGCACGGATTGAGGAAGTGGTGGGCGACTTCGTGACCCTCCGCAAGGCTGGAGTGAACCTCACAGGACTGTGCCCGTTCCACGATGACCGACACGACGGCAACTTCATCGTCCGTCCATCGACGGTGCCCGAGAAGCGGGGTGGCAACACGTACCGCTGCTTCGTATGCGACAAGAAGGGTGGACCGGTAACATTCTTGATGGAGCACGAACGGCTGTCGTTCCCGGATGCCGTCCGATGGCTCGGCAAGAAGTATTGCATCGAGGTCGATAACGTACCGCTCAACTACACCCCACCGCCACCACGACCCACACCGCCGCCACTGCCACCGCTACTGATACCACGTGCATACGTGAAGCGGACGATGGAGATAGGAGGCGACAATACGCTGTTCATTTATTGGCTGATGCATCTTCCATGGGATGATGAGCAGCGGGCACGGCTCCAGCAGACCTTGTGGCAGTATTGCGTGGGCGGTTGGCGAGACGGACGGGTGGTGTTCTGGATGATAGACCACGAGGGCAACCCACGGGCGGCAAAGCTCATGCGATACCTGCCCAACGGTCACCGTGACAAACAGGCTCACCCCGGCTGGATATACAACCAAGACGGTGTGCGCCAGCGGCTTGACCCCGACAACCACGAAATCCTAAAGCCGCTCTTCGGCTCCCACTTGCTGAACCGATATCCTAAGGCGGTCATCAATATCGTGGAGTCGGAGAAGACAGCCCTCGTCATGGCCAACTACTACGGAAACCATGACAGTCAGATATGGCTGGCCTGCGGAGGTCTGAAGTTCTTGCAACTGGACAGCCTTCAGCCATTGATAGATCAAGGGCGCACGATATGGCTATGGCCCGACAAGGACGGCCGCGACGCGTGGCAGACAGTGTGCGACAAGTTAGGCTACGACCATTGCCGAGTCTACACCCACTTCTTCGATACCTGTTGGCGCGAGGAAGACGGCGACAAGGCTGACGTGGCCGACATTGCCATCCGTATGATGAAGACAGGCGACAAACCACGACAAGCACCAGAGCAGGCCGCTACCGCTAAAAGCCAAGAGGCTGTTCTACCCCTCGGAGCGGCCTTGCATCTGGAGCCTGTCGAATGGAACAATGATGTGCCGTTTATGGACCTTGACGAACTGAACGATCCACGACTAAGACTATGGCGAGAAACCCTGAGACAAAGATACAATTTTAACAAAACACATAAACCGAAATGATAGGAGAATTTCAACAACAGAAAGACGGGACGTACACCGTCAGCGTCAAGCTGTCTGCCGACCAAGTGGAGCTGCTGAATGCCATCTGTAATGTCTTGGGCGTAAACTCGTACCAGATATTTCAGATGTTCTTCTATACGCTGATGAGAGCCAGCGCACCGATGCACGAACTCGACCCACGCATCCAGAAGATTATGACATTCATGGAGACAGACGCATCGTGGGCAGAGGCGTTCAACATGGCGAACCCCAACGACCTTCGCGTGGCTCGTACCATCCTTATATTGGAACAGGAGGGAAAGAAGGGGTTCGGAGCCGTGATGATTGACAAACCATCGTTGCCAGGCGAGAAGCCACAGATGACGGAGTGCGTGGATGAGATACTGGAAAGGGTGACTGAGGCGACGATGATTGGCATCTACAACCGACTGCGCCGACTGGGTGCGCGACTCCACTGCGAACACCTGAGCGACATACTGCTGACCATGATTGATGCGCAAAGCCTACTTCTGACCGAAGAGGAGAACCGATTCGAGATGAAGGGAGACGCGATGTACGATGTGCGAGGCCGACGCATAGAATACGGCAAGCGCACGAAGGCGAAGCAGCACCGCACACCTGACAGCGTGGCCCGCGACCAGCGCATCATCTTTGACGATGACGACAAAGCACTGGCAGAGATGGAGGCAAACAACAGAATAGAAGATTGGGAGGGCGAACATCATGATAGTGGAATCTGACTACCGACTGCCACATGCTGAGCAGCCCAAACAAGAACCACCGAAGGCCGACCCAGCAACGCTGGAGTATCTGGAAGCATTGCCGTTCAGACCCATCGGTGTAGAATGGTAAGCGTATGAGCAAATCGAGATACCGACCTGAACACATGCGGATGCTCAACGACAAGCGATGGGCACAGGTGAAGGCGATTGTGGACCGCAGGGCGCGAGGACTGTGTGAGTGGTGCATCCGCGATGGCAAGGAGTACGGTCGCAAGACGGGGAACGAGAGGCTGGCGCGGACGGGATGGATTCGCCAGGGTGTTGACCATCACCACTTGATTCCCTTTGAGTCGGCCAAGACGATTGACGAAGCCGAACGACTCTGTTATGATCCGAACAATGTGGTGCTGCTGTGCGTTGAACATCATCGGGCGGAGCACAACCAGAAGGGATACCACAAGAAGGAGAACGTGAAGGTTCGCAAAGACCAAGCATTTGAGCGATGGAAGCAGAGACAAAGTAAAAGGAATAACGATGGAACAATGGAAAGCAATACCGAACACGAAGGGGCCGTATGAAGTAAGTGACTGCGGACGTGTACGGACCAACAGTCAACGGCCAGGACTATTGACGTTGACAAAGCAAGCGAGTGGATACCTGTATGCAATGGTAGAATTGATAAATGGAAAGCCCAAGAACTGCCGAGTGAACAGATTGGTAGCCAAAGCCTTCATCCAGAACCCTAACGACCTGCCAGAAGTCAACCACATCGACGGCAATAAAGAGAACAATCATGCGAGCAACCTCGAATGGGTGAGCAGATCATACAACGTGAAGCATTCATTCGACACAGGATTGAAGCAACCACATCGACTGACAGACGAAGAGCGTCAACACCTGAGAGATATTAACAAAGGAAAGACGCTCTCACCTGAACATCGTGCAAAGATAAGTGCTACACTTAAAGGTCGCAAGCGTCCAGGACAGAGTGAGCGGCAGAAAGGTAAGGCACCACTCAAGGCAATCGAGGCAAGCATCGCAGCACGTAAGCGCAAGGCCGAAGAGCGACGAGCAATCGAAGCTGCCAAGCCTCGCCGACCTCGTGGCAGACCTCGCAAACCAAAACTCCGGGCTATCGTTTTATTTCAGAAGCCTCCCGAATCCCAAATCCACTTGCCCTCTCTTTTATCCACACAGCACATTTCGGGGAGGGTGCTTTTTTCCGCATCTTAACTTAACGGCGCAAGGTAGCCGAAATGCGCAATATACTCTGAACGCAAAATAATAACGAATAAAATGCCAAAAGCGATTTTTACACCTATCCAGCTGCCACCGGAGCAGCCCGACCGGTGCTCACGCTGTCCGCTGCTGGGCAAGCGTCCGCAGTCGGAACTGACCAAGGGCCAACGGCAGGCGTACTGCTGTCTGGGCGTGTTCACCCACGAAGGCTTCCCGCCTCTCACATCGAAGGGTGTGGAGCGCAGCGCGTCGGCCTACCGAAAGCAGAAGCGACTATTGCACCGCCCATGCGACGACCAGTGGGAGAAGTGGATGTCGCTGCCTGGCCGCAAGTACCCCATCACGATGGAGGCATGGCGCGAACGTCGCCACCCCTACGAACTGGAACAGGAGTTGAAACATTATAAGGACTTATTCAAACAACGGAAATAGTTATGCCGATTAAACCAGAAAACAAGAAACGATACCCCAAGAATTGGAAAGACATACGAGCCGCAATTCTTGAACGTGCTCACAACTGCTGTGAGTTCTGCGGAAAGGAAAACCACTCCTACTTTGTGAATGAGAAGACGGGCAAGACGGTGAAGGTGGTGCTCACTATTGCACACCTCGACCACACACCTGAGCACTGCGAAGCTGAAAACCTGCGTGCCCTTTGCCAAGCATGTCACAATAGATATGATGCCAAGCACAGGGCTGAGACAAGACGACTTTCAAAACAATAAAACATCATGGCAAAAGCAGCAACATATCTGAAGGACATCCGCGCACAGGTCAGGGCGGATCATGGCGGGAAGGTGCCCGACCACTTGAACCTGACCATCCGCAACTATGCGAATGCGTTGGAGATACGCGACCGCTACCGTGAGAAAATTCTCAGCGATGGCGAGACCATTGTGGAGGTGGGCAGCACGGGGCAGATGACCACCAAGCAGCACCCCCTTTGCGGTCTGCTCTATCAGCAGGAGATGCTGTGCCTGAGTTACGCGAAAGCTCTGGGAGGCACGGCGGCGAAGGCGGCAGCGAAGCCGGAGGACAAGGGCGACAAGGATGCCACCAACGCACTCAACGAATTTATCGACGGAATGAGATAGACCACGAATTGAACGAATTGAACGAATTATAAACAATCACTTAAAATTAAAGGACATGGAATTACAAGTGAACGAAAGAGAAGCCCTGCTGATTGTTACGGCACTGGGCACGTATCAGAATCGTGTGGGACAGCACACAAGTTGGGATCAGCGCAAGCGACTGACAACACTCAGAGGAAGGCTTGCCGACTGCGTAATCATCGGTGACGAAGACGAAGCCAAGGGCATACACAAGGCACTGGCTAAGACACACCGACGCATCGAGCGGGGCATTAACCTCGGACTCGAAATCAGCGCACTGCGTGAACGGGTAAAGGCAGAGACAGGAATCACCGACGAAAAAGTAAATCCAAAGGACGATGAATGACCTTGATATTACGATTATTGCTCAGGACATTCCCGACTTCTACCGAATGTTGCGAGACTTCAGGCGCAATCGTGGCAACACGTTCGCCAATTTGCAAATCGAATTGGAAGAGCTATACCCTAAACTAAAAGAGCGGTATGGAACTACATCTGAAGATTAACGACGTGGTAGGCATGGATGACCAGAAGCGGCACATCATCCGAGTGGACGATGAAAGCCTACGCGATGCCCTTTTTGCTCATCCAGGATGGATAACGCAATGCGTGGTGAAAGACTTCCTGCTGAAGCACAACACCCGGTTGCTGAATGAAATACTCGACGACCCTACCCTACGCAACAACATCTACATGGACGAGAAAGCCAAGCGTGAGCAGAAAGCAGAACGGCGTGAGCGGCATCGTCAAGACGAGATAGCAAAGCAGCGCAGACGTGATCAGTTCATCGCATCGAAGAACTATCGCCAAAGCGTTGACTACATTCATAACGTATTAGGTTGGAACAATGACGAGCATATTTGACACTCCCGAATACAAAGAACGATGGGCGATGTATCAGTCAGCACTTGACGCTGGAATCCCCATCGTCAATACTGAGACATGCGCCATCATCTGCGCCATGCTGCTGGTGTGGGGCAATACGGCAG